CGCGTGAGACCGGAGATCGCGCTGATCTACCAAGGCCCCGCGATGTTCACGGACGCCACCGACCAAGAGCTTTTCTTCGAGCTCGACATCATGAGCAAGCTGGCGGCCTACAACAACGAGCGGACCAAAATTCCTGACAAGGCCCTGTCGACCAAGGACCGGGAGGTTTTCCTTGAGCCCGCCAAAATCCGTGACCTGAAAATGATCGTGGTGAACATCGCCACGTTCTGATAATTTGGTTCCCAGCGGGGTTCCAAATTCCAGCGAGGAAAAAATGACTGCACCGTACAAAGGCACCGGCCCGACCAACGCGAGCTACGCCAAGGGCGGTGCCGTCATCAAAGAGGGTCGCTCGATCTTCATGAAGCAGCCGGACGTGTTCCGGGAAGACAAGGGTCCGGGCGCCCGGCAGGATTACGGCGGGAAAAAAGACCCACTGAGCGTCGCCAAGGGCGACACCAAGTGTCTCACGCCGGTGAAGCCGAAAAGTTGAGATATCGCCGCTACGTTCGGAGCAATCCGCATGGCGTTGTAAGTCCAAGGCGTAGTGCAAGGACTTACTAGAAGTGGGATCGGTCATTAACGCGTTATCCGGGACAACAGAAGCCCACGGGCCCGGCAAGGAGAATTAAAAATGAGCAACTACCAACCGAACGTCGACGTGTTCATGGACCACGTCGAGATCGATGGCCAGAAGTTAACCCGCCCCGCCAACGTTGCTCGTTCCGACTGGAACAAGTTCTGGGACCGGTTTTCCGTGAGCAACCAGAAGATGCTCGAATACACTTGGTCCGACCGGTACCGGGATTTCTAGGCACATCTCCTGCGCCAGCGAGAAGGACGTACCGGCGCCCAACGTGTGCCGGACTTCCTTCACGCTGAAGTGCTTCGACAGCCCGTCGAATACCTGCCGCGGGCGCTGCTCTTTCTTCTCCAGCCACTCCCTGAACGCACGTTTTGAAACCACGAACATCCGCAGATCGCGGATGAACTGGATGTAGATGTTCTTGCCGGCGTTCGGCGAGGCCAGCACCGTGACCGGCACCTCGTGGTGGCGGAATTTCTCGCGGGTGTAGAGCGCATGGCCGGCACCGACGTGCTCGTTGAGGAAGTCGACGATCGCGTTCTGCGTGTTCTTGTACGACCCGCCTTCGTTGCCGCTGTCCAGCCGCGTCTTGCGGTTCTGCATGAACGTGTCGATGAGAAACTTCGTCATCTGCTCGACGTCCAGATCGATGCCGATCTTGCGCGCGAGCAACGCACCGGCCAGCAACACGCCGCAGAGGCCCCACCAGAAACTCTCGTCGGAGCCGCCGTTCACGGCTTGTCTGAACGAGCTCGTCGTGTGTCCGACAAGGTCTTTTATCATCGTGTGTTCACGCGCCAGCATCGCGGCGTATGTGGCGCCGACGCCGCCATAGTTGTGTTCGAGCGCGGCGAACTTCCGCAGCGCGTCGACCGGATCGACGGCCGGGTCTTCGCGTTTCTCATAGTGAATTTCAAACACACGGCGGATGCCGGCCGTGGTGCTCTTTTGTTTCTTCACCAGATAGTCGACGAAGCTGGAGTTCGAACAGCACAACACCATCGACTGCCATTCGAGACGCTGCTTGTAGGAGCTATCCGGGTTGAGCCTGCCGCCCTCAGTGCCTTCGGTCGCCACGAACATGACGTCGAACAGCGCCAGCTGGTGCCGTTCGTCCTGAATGTCATCCCAGTACGCGGGCAGGTTCTTGGTGCGGCCAAGGCGGCCCTGCACCGACTTCGGTGTTGACGTCAGGCTCTCGCGGGTCTGTTTCGGATGCCCCCAGACGGAGGCGGCGACGTGCTGCGTGATGCTCTTGCCAGAACCAGCGCCACCATACAGCGACAAGACAGAGCCATAGAGTGCACCAGCAAAGACGATCAATGGCGCGGCAAACGGCACCGCTAGAATGATATTGAGCTCTGCGCGCTTGCGATCGGTGATCAGCTTCGCTGCCTCGAACCATGCCTCGCTCTCTCCCTTCGGGGTGTACCACTGGCGAAATTCATCGTCGACGGTGGTCTGCACGAGGGGCGTCTGCGTGCCGTCGCTGTTGTACATGACGCCGCCGTAAACGAAGGCGGACAGCTTGCCGTCCTTGTCGTGTTTCCAGCCCATGCCGGGGTCGCGCACGCTGGCTTTGTCTTCTTCGAGGAGCTTGTCGAGCCACGACGTGGCGAACCGTTCAACCATGATCTTTGCTTCCGGAGATGGATTGTAGAGCACACCGTTCTCGGCGAGCGTCGATAAAAGACCGCTGTCGCGGTACGCCGCGCCGGCGCCGATGAACACTTCGACTTCGGCCCCGCGATCGGCGCTGGCAACGAAGCTGATCCCGCGCATGCCGTTGTGGACCTGCAGCTGCGGGCTGCGGATCACGTTGTAGATCAACAGCAAAAGTTTCGCCGGTTCCTTTTTCTTCTTCACGATCTGCGATGGAACGAACCAGCAAAGCTGTTTCTTTTCGTTGAGGCAAAATCCGGCCGGAAGACGCAATTCGACCGGGCGCGTCCCCTTCAACAGGGCCATTTCTTCGGCGATGGCCTCCTCGCGGATGACTTCCTGCGCGAGCGCCAGTGGTGACCTGCCTTTGGCGAAGTGCGGACAGGCTTTGCAGAATGCACCGGCACCACTCTCGGAAATGGTCTTGCACGACGGCCAGCCAAGATCACGCTGTTGCTGGTCATCGACCTTGCGGTCGAACATTTCGTCCGTTTTGTGCGGGACGTAGTCGTGGTGCTTGTTGCTCAGTTCATGGAAGACCTCGCGGCCGTTCTCCATGAACGTCGCCGCCAGCGCCATGAGATGCCACTGCGGCTGATCGAAGTCGCGGCCGCCGGTCTCAAAAGCCGCGCCGAACCACCCGCAGCCGTTTTTGATGGGCAAAAAAGGGAGCGGCGGGAGTTCCTCCGCCATGTTCTCGGCCAGCTTCTGGTTCGGGTCGAGATGCTTGAACGCATCCGCCACCTCGATACGGCCCGTGCTGGCCTTCGGTGCACCGGCGTAGCCGAGCAGCATCTTGAAGGTGTGCGAGAAGTCGAACCACTGGCCGCTGGAGCCCTCCACGAGCTCGACGACGCGCGGCGCGCCGTACTTGTGGTTCAGCGTGCCGGGGAGCCGCAGGATGCGCGCGGCGTCGGCCGTCACTGTCGGGTCGATCTTGAAACCGTATGTCGCCGCGGCGATCTTCAGCCCTTCGGCGTAGGGCTTCCAATCGGAAATCGGCAAATCACGGTCCGAGAACCAGTAGGCATGGAGCCCGCCGCCCGAGAGGACCACGGCCGAAGGCTTCGGCATGCCGGTCTTTTTACAAAAGACGAGCAGCGCCTCCATGGCGTCTTCGACGGTCTTGTAAAATTTCTTTGGGCCGACGTCGACGTCGATGAACAGCGATCGCGCCGCGACGGCGTTGTCGGCTTCGCGCTTGCCGCCGCCTTCCTGCTGGCTGGTCAGACAGAAGTAAAAATCGTTCTGCAGCGCAAGTTGCCTTGCAGCCTGCAGAACTTCATCGGGCGTGCGGCAGGAACGGCTACGGAAATGACCTTTCCATTTGGCATGGTGCCAATTGACGACGACATGGTGTCCCCACGGGACAACAGACGCCAAAAAGTCCCTGACTTTCATTCCCGGTCCGCCCCTGCCGCACGGTGTGATGCTCCCGTGCCGTATTCCTACAGCGCTATTTGAGCATGTCCGAGAGCTTTTTGCCCAAGGCGTTTTTCACGGCGTCGTCGAGGTTCGGATCGCTCTCCTCCGGGTCTCCCTCGCCGCCGTCGCTGTCATGCTGCTGCGGCTCCGCGACCGCCTCCACCAGCTTTGGCCGGCGCTGCTGGCGCTTGGGCGGCTGGATTTCGCCGTCCTTGGCGGCGCCCCCCGCTGCGGCGAACGCGCCCAACAGGCCCGTGTCGACCGGACCGTCGTCCCGCTTCGGCTCCGGCTTCGCCAGCATCTGCACGCGCGGTGCGGTGCCGATCAGTTCCCGGACCTGCGGGTCTTCCAGCATCGGGAGCACCAAAGGTGCTTCGGCGTTGGTCAGCGGTTGCAGAAACGTAAAATTCATCTGGAACTGCTTGTTCGGGTCGAACGAGATGCGCGTGATCACGCTGGCGAAGTGCGCGCCGCGGTGGTTCAGCTGGTCGCTGTAGGACTTGAAGGTCTTCAGGCTGGCCGGCGGGACCTTGAAAAAGACGCCTTCCAGCAGCGGCGCTTCGAGCGGCGGCATGGTAGCCATGGTCGGCAGGAGCAGGATCGCGACCCGGCGGTGATCCTGACACTCTTTGCCCTGCCGGTTCGGGAGCCACTGGTTGTGAGGACAGATCGCGCACGACTGCGCCTGCGGCGAAGGGCAGCCCGGGTCGGGCACGCTGCCGTCCACCGAGGTGCAGTCCGGCGCCTCTTGGCTGTCCTCCACGTAGGTGCCCTCGTAGTACATCTTCGAGTTCTGCGGGTTCACGCCAATAAAAATGACGTCGAGGTACGGCAGGGGCGTCCCATCGTCCTTCCGTACGAACAGGTGCTTGGTGCCCTGATGCATCAGGGCCCACGTCTTGCCCTTGAAGACGACGCGGCTGAAGCCGGCCGAGATGTTCTCCGCGAGCTTCTGGTTTGGATCGAGATGCTTGAACGCGTCTGCGACTTGGATTTTGGTGTTATCAACCATGGTTCTTCCTCACTCCCAGTGAACGGATCGTGTTGAGTTTGACGCCCGGCGGCAGCCGACCGTTGTTGAACTTAGCGTATTCGCGGCACGCCGTGCCGTTGGCACGACGGTCCATGAGCTCGTAAAGATCGTTCTCGCGAACGAACTCCATGAACGCGTCGGCGTCGGACAGGCTGGCGGTGGACTTCTCCAGCGCGCTCACCGTGCCGTGGACGGTCTTGATGTTCTTGGCGCCGAGGGCGTCAAGCGCCTTGAGAATTTCCGTGGCGATCTCGTCTTTTTTCGCCTTGAATGGTGCGAGTTGCTTATCCACGAGTGCTTCGGTCTGCTCGATATGCGTCCGGATCGCGATAAAGTTCTCGACCATGGTGTCGATGCGTTTCTGGTCCACTGTTCTCTCCGATGTTCTCCGTCAGGGTGTGTAGTCACGCAGCATGCGCAGGAATTCATCCTGCAGTTTTTGTTTTTTACGAAGCATCCCGTAGACTTTCTTTTCCACGGGGGTCGCCTGAACGTGTAAAATCAGCTGTTTGTTTTTCTGCCCGTATCGACGGATACGGGCGTTGGCTTGTTCGTACACATCGAGGCTGGCAATGGGCGAGTACCAGATAATCGTGCTCGCCGCCGTCAATGTCACACCGTGTGCGATGCACCGTGGGTCTGACAACAAAACTTGGTACTGAGGCGTGTTCTGGAAAGCGTTAAAGATATCGTCTCGTTTTTTAGTTCCTCCATGGATGACCGCATGATCTATCTTGTTCTTTGAAAAGAGCAACGACAGATTATCGATCAAGTGGCGCCACGGCGCGAACACGATGACTTTCTGTGGCGCTTCCTCGATAGCCTCAAGAACGGCCTCTTGGCGCGTTGAACTGTCAAGCGTCGCGTAGAGTGGATTTGTAGAGTACACGTAGCCGCAGCCGATTTGCAATAATTTTCCAAGCGCAACACCGGCATTTGCAGCTGTAATTTTTTGGTTCTCGACCATCATCGCAAACTCGTTCGAGAGCTTACGATATGCAGTGAGTTGTTCCTCCGTCAGCAATACATCTAGCGGCCTGTACACCACGTCCGGAAGTTCAACGACGTCGTCAAGTGAAAACCGAACACTTGGCTGCATCCATTCGAGCGCTTTTTCCTTGGCGCCGTCTTTCGGCACCCATCTAAATTGTGAAATCTGCTCCATCAGCGCGCTTTGGGCGTGTCTAAAATATTTCGGACAGGTGTGCGGAGTTAAAATCCTGCACTGGGACCAAACGTCCGTCGGCGCGTTCGGCATGGGCTTGCCGGTCATGCCCCAGACCCACGTAAAGCGTTTGGCAAACTCCCGCATGTGCTTGGAGCGCTTCGAGTTGTTCCGGTAGACCGCCAACTCGTCGATGATCATGGTGTCGATATCTGTGCGCTGCTGGAGCTCGTCGCTGATGGTCCGCAGGCCGTCGTGGTTGATAACGTACGCGTCGGCGTCGGTAGCCAGTTGCTCCAGACGATGGCCCCTGCTGCCGTGCAGAATGGCCACTTTTACACTCGGCATGGTCAGACCGAACTCGCGCAGCCACACGAATTTAAGTGTGGATAACGGCGCGACGACCAGAAGCTTTTTGGCGACGCCCGTATCGTGGAGGTACTTCCACGCCCACAACGACGACCGGGTCTTGCCGGTGCCGAGATCATTGATGATGTAGGCCCGCTGGTGCGACGTCGCGAGCGCCACTGTCTCTTTCTGCACTTGGAACGGCGTTCCACCGTCAGCGGCAGGGAAGTCAAAATGCGTCAGGACGGGCGCCGGGATTTCCACGCCGGCAGCGCGCAGCTGGATTTGCGTGCGCGGGTTGTGCGGCAGGATGGCGAACGTGGTGCCTTGGTGGTCGAGCGTCGGAATGTCACCCCACAGGGCCTTAATGGGCGCCGTATGGGGGATCAGGATTTTCTGCGTAGCTTTTGAGATGATCGGCGAAGGCACGAGCTTGCTCCAAACTGTCGACGACGTAAACGAGCCCCCCGGCGTCTTTTATTTGTTGGATCGTAAATTCCTGCTGCGCGGTGGGCTTTTTACCCGGGCGTTTAGTCTCCACCGCGAAGTAAAAACCCTTGTAGCAGCCGTGGCAGTCGAGGCAGGGAGCGCCGAAGCCTGACTGCACCGGCCAGTGCTGGTACGCGCCCATGTCTTTGAGATGCCGTTTGACTGCTTCCTTGACGGCTTTCTCTAGGATGGGGGTGTCTTTGACTTTGCGCGGCATGAAAAGGTCAGTTACTCGATACTTAGCGGCGGCTGGCATTTTTCTTTTTGGCGGGATGTAAAATCTCGGATACGCGTGCGTTGGTGACGTTCACGCTCTCTGCGATGTGTTGCTGTGTCCACCTTGGGTGCAGCTTGGCCAACCGCTTGATGCGGCGCTTGAGCGCTGGCGTCATTTTGGCTCGCGTGCCGTGAGCGCGCCTGTACTGCGGACGGCGGTACATTTCCGCCAACGCTTGGCGGATGCACTTGCGTAGTTTGATCGGGGTCTTGTGCGCTAACGCAGCTTCCAAGATTTCCCTAGCTCTCGGTATGTCGCTCATTTGTGTAGTATCTCGATCTTGATGGTATCCCGCATGTCGTACTCATTTCGCCAGTGCACGACCGCAACTTCGAAGTCTGCCATGACCTCGTCGATCACGGCGCCAAGGTCTTCCCGCGCCTGCTTGAGCAGCCTCTTCCGAACTTCGTCTTTTACGGCTCTTGCCATCGCTGGTAGAATGTCCGTCGTGCCGGGGCGCGGGAGGATCATTTGCCGTGATACTCACATGATCGGACCGGGCACCAACTGCGACAGAACCGGCCCGGGTTCGGTGGAAATCTGTTGTCGAGCGAGGCTTTCTCCAGTTTCTTCACCCGCGGCATGATCTCGGCCCACAGGTCTGGAATTTCCTCGCGGTAGACGACTTGCGTGGTCTGGTGGTCTTCCTGCAGCCAGATGAAGTCGCTGCGCACGGCCTTGAGCTCGGGAAACTGCGCGAACATCATTAAAGACGTGAGCACCAGCTGCACCGGGTCGCCGTTCTGGGATTTTCCGGCCTTCCAGTCGACGACCAGCGCGACTTCCTTGTTGAGCTTCACTGCGTCTGCAATGGCTCGCAGCCATACGGTCTTGGAGAACCATGTGGTCGGCGCGAAATCCTTGGTGATGGCCCAGCGACACTGGTCTTCGACGAGCAGTTCGCCCGGCGTGGCGAGAACCTTGTCGACCCACGGCTGATAGATGCGGAACGTGGTCGAAAGTTCTTTTTTGCCGAGAAGCGCCAGCGCCATGGCCTTGTGGACGTCGTCGCCCCACTGCAGCAACTCTGTCTTTTCTTCCTGAACGCTCTTGGCGATCTGGAGTTGATAGTAACGGTTGGGGCAATCCTCATAGGCTTTGAGGCGTGAATAGCTCCACGAGAACGCTTTTTCAGTCACGATCCGTGGCCCGCTCGTAAAGGGTGTCTTGAATTCGTCTGACGAGTTCGAGCGCTTCCTTGCCTGTCAAGACGGTGCGCGCGATCGGCTTTCTGTTCTCGTCGAACATCAAAAAATGGACGCAGTCGCAGTCGGGGTCGCCGCAGGTCCCCATGACCATGTCGGCCATCGGGGTGCCGCGAGGAACGTTGAACGGAAACGGACGGCTTCCTTTTGGCATCACAGTATCTCCCGTCATTTCGTACAGGTTTTGCTGATAAGTTTGGCGTAGCCCGCGATATCGTCGTAGTGGTCCCGCACGTCGTGGTCACCAGTGACCGCGCGGGACATCTTGAGACAAATCATCTCAAGCGCCTCTTTGTGAACTGACGGCAGGTTATTCCAGCCGGCTGAATTTTTGAGCGCGTACTTTAGTTGCTGAGAAACTTTCGCGTTGGCTCCAAAATCGCCGTGCGTGGTGCCGCGCTCAGTTATTAACTGCTCCGGCGAGATATTTTTTGACGTCGATGCAGCTTCCATAATTTGCCCCCGCCTTGACCTCGACCGCCAGCGGTAGATTGGGCATCCAATCCGGAGGCGTGGTCATTTCCAGTTCGATCGCCCGTGCCGCGCTCGCGACTTCATGGTTCTGCACGATGAAGCCCAGTTCGTCATGGGTCTGCAGCACGAAACGTAACCAGTAACGCTGACTGAGCCGCACCGCGGCCGACATCACGACAATACGAGCCAGCGCCTGAGTGATGTTCTCAAGCAGCTTCGCACCGTACAAGCGTTCGTCAGGTAAAGTGTACCTCAACGTCATCTTGTTCGGAAGAATAATCTTCGAACTTGTAAATTTTACCGGGCCCCAAACGAGGAGATTGTTGCTCGGGCTCTCCATGATCCGCAGCATCTTGTCCAGCTTGCGCCACGACGCGGCGATGTACTGCGCGAACAGGTTGCGGTATGTATTAACCGTGATCGTCGCAGTGCCTCTGTCGAACAGTCCTTCGAGCGGAATATGGTACTTGCGCGCGTCGGTGGTCACCATGATGTAGAACCGCTCGTCGCCGCAGCCGTAGCCAAGCCCGAGAATTGCAGTCTTGCCGATGAAGCGCTCGTTTGGATTGTCTTTTTTGTTGACAGGTTTGCCGAACAATAAAGACGCGAACGACGCATAGACGTCCTCGCCGGCGGCGAATTGCTCGAGGAGATTGGTCTGCCCGGCGAGGCACGCGACGATGCGCGCCTCGATCTGCGCCAAGTCTGCCGTGATCAGCGTATGCCCCGGCGGGGCGATCAGCGCGGAGCGCAGTTTGCTCTTCTCGGTATCCCGCGGCAGGTTCTGGCAGTTCATTTTCCATTCGCCGGAGAGCCGATGCGTGTGCGCACCGCCGTAGCGAAGCGGGATGGGAAACATCTGCGGCAGGTAACCGGCGCGTTCCCACTGTAACGAGGAGATTTTCAGGAACCGTTCGGCGCGGGTCTCTTCGATCGTGGACTTCTCGGACAGCCGCGCGGCCGCGAGGAGTTGCACTTTGGTGTTTGTGTCGTCGTTATATGACGCGCTGTACTCCAAAAGCTCCGCCATGAACGGGTCGCTCTTCGCGAACTGCGGCACGACACGCCCCGTCGGAGACACCTTCGTCTTTATTTCGACGCCAAGGTCTTCGAGCGCGGCCTTGAACAATTCCGTGCTCATCAGGGCGGCCTTGTCGGCACCGCACTCTTCGAGCAGCTTGGCCTTGCGCGCGCGGACCTCGAACAGGTGCTGCGCCAGCATGTCTTTATCGCCCTGCAGCTGGGGGTCGATCGCGGCCTTGAGCACCAAGTCCATCACCAGCTGTTCTTCGAGGGGAAACTCCGGGTAGAGCTTCAGCCAGATGTGCATGCAGTCGCGGACATCACCCATGGCGTAGGTCTTGTAAGCCGGCCACAGGCCCGCGCGCTTCACGTCAGCCGGCCGCATGCCGATCACCTTGTGGATGGTGTCGCCCTTGGTGTCACGTCCGAAAAGCTGTTTCATCACCTCTTTGAGAGAATTGCGGGGATAATTCCGCAGCGCCCGCACCATGCCCAGAGCGTCCTGCAGGCGGGCAGGCACCCAGTGATACCGCCACGCCATGATCGCCGCGTCAAACAACGCGTTGAACGAAATGAACATGGTCTCTTCGGCAGGGTAGTTTTTCAGGAAGGGCGCGATTTCGTGCGCCTCTAAAATCTTCGGCCCGTCCCATGTCAGGTCTTGCACACCCAGCAACATGGTCTCGTAACGAGGGTCTAAAATGTACTCCGGCGGGGTCAGCCGCCGGAGGGAGTAATCCTTGTCGTAGTAGGTCTCGAAATCGCCGACCAGAATATGCTTTAGTTTTCCAGCACTTTCCGGGCTTGCTTGTACCAGCGCTTTCCGGGCTTCGCGCAAATCCATCGGTTATACCCTGCCTGCTTCAGAAGCCCGGCCTCGGCCATTTGAGACAGGTGATACCAAGCCTGCTCCCAGTTGCCGATCCGTTTGGCCTTCTCGTTTGTCACGTAGCCCTTGCGATGCGCCTCGGAGAGGATGCGACTGCGGGCCTTCAAAGTCGCAAGTTGCTTCGGGGTTTTGTACTGCGTGTACATGATACTGTCTCCTACTTCTGGGTGCGTTTCTCGCGCTCCCAGTGATCTTTGATTGACTGCACGACTTCGTCGTCAGTTTCGACGTCCTGCCCCCTCACAACCTTCGTTGCATATATCTCCGCGTCGTTCATGGCAACCTGAACGATCTCGTTTATGATGGACATGCGGGTGCGGAGGGTCTGGGCGTAGGCTTGTAAAAAGTCCCGCTCGCCACGAAGGTTCCTTACTTCCGTGTCGTAGAGGGTCTTGTAAGCCTCGAATTTACCGTTCATCTCCTCCAGTTGCTTGGCCAGATCGTCACGCTGGAGGACAGTCAGCCGCAGTTCGTTCTTGGTTTGCTCCAAGGCGTCTTTGGTGTCTTTGAATTCGTCGATCGCCTGCTGGAAAGGGTTCGGTGGCTTGGGGGTGGTGCCGTTGTTCGCCATGGGGTGTTGGTCCTTTTTTGGTTTGTGGTCGTCGAAGCCTGCGCACGGGCCTCTGTTGAGGCACGCGAGACGAATACAGCGTCGGTTTTTCTCGCTCCAGCCACAGGCCCATACGGTCATTTTTATGCGATCCGGGTTTTCAGTCCGTACTTTTCCGACGTCGCGTTGAACTTGTTGCGGAGCGCAGTGGACAAGTCGATGCCTTCGGCAGCGGCGATCAGGTCGATGCAGATGATCGCATCAGCCAGTTCTTCGGCAAGCTGTCCGGGCGTGGCGCGTGAGCCGCGGATGCCCATGCGCTCGCGGTCGATCTTCTTGATGACGTTGCAGGCTTCGCCCACCTCGCCGGCAAGTTCGTTGCCGCGATAGGACAACGAAATTTGATTGGTCGGGTCCCACTCCAGTTGGCGAGTGATATTGGCGACGCGCAGTTCAGTCAGGTCCACCTTATTCCTCCTCTTTTGGTACTTCGAAAATGTGGAAGACGAGCGTGCCGTTGTTGAGGAAGACGGTCCCGATGTATTTGCCCTCGTCCATCATGACGTGCCCCGTGCCGACCATCATGATCGTGCGAAACTCGCGTTTGTGCGCGGGATTGCATGTATACCAGAGTGTCGGAGTGCCGCCTTGGTCGGCAGCGCAGAGAAACTCTGCGCCTTCCGGGGCCTCGATCGTCTGAAGGTGGTCTATCTTGAGCGGCGTTTTCCAGACCGTGATGTTCATGCTGCCTCGAAGATTGGTGGTGCCCCCGGCGGTAAAAATTACTTGTACTTTGTAACGACAGGCTCCACGTCGGGGCGACTGACGACAAGGGAAAGTTTCCACACCCACACTTCGTCGTCGGGAGAGCCTTTCAAACGTTCTTTGGCGACCTTCAGCACGGCCTTTTCAGTCGTGAACTCCATGTTCTGGCCCGCGTCGTTCATCGCTGGGTTACAATCCATGTCGGTGACGATGTAGAAATTCTTACTTCTGGGCATCGAGTTCTGTCCTGTATTGTTGGTAAATACGCCATGCTTCCTTGACGTCGTCAGGGTCGTAGCCTTCGAGCGCAACGAACTTCATCTCGAAGCCATCGTGCGGGAGAACCTCCCCAAAATCGTCCTCCCACGCGAAGACTTCCTTGAGCAGCATGCCGACAAAGCACGACTTCGCCGCGCTCTTGTACTTCAGCCGCAGAAAAAGGACCCGGGCGTCTTCAGCTTCCAGTTCTTCGTTGGTCATTGGTTCTTCCGCTGTCGCTTTTTATCCGTAGGTCGCCACTCTTTCCCCAACGCTTCGATGTCTTCAGGCTTCAGATCGTACGTGGCCATGATGGACAGAAGCAAAGCGACATAGTACGGCGCTCCCTCGGCAGCCCATCGCCGGCCCGATGTTTTGGTCTTGCCGGCGAACAACCACGACGCTTGGCCCTGCGTCATGCCGAACACGGCCAACGCTTTCTTGTACTGGGCCCCAGTCATACGCGCCATTTTAGTTTCCTTGGTAAAAATGCAGCGAACTCAAGATGGTAGTTGTAACGGAATTCGTCAAGCACGAAATGTGATAAAGACCTAAAAAGACAAACCCCGCGGGAGGAATTAACCTCGCCGCGGGGCCCCTCAAGGTAACAGGCCCAATGGGGCGCAAAGCCTGTTACCTGTCCTTTTTCGTCATCATGATCTTGACGACGTCGAGCGCGATGTGTCCGGCACCGCCGTTCCAGCCGGCGTCGAACGCGGCTTTAAGCAGATGCTGCAACACCTCTTTCTGTTCCGGATCAGGCGCCGGGATCATCGCCATGCCCATGCGGGTCATGGCGTGCGCCATGAACTGGTTGAAGGCGGCGGTCTTGGCGGCCTCCATCTGTCTCTCTTTTTCTTCGACGTTCATTTGGTGTCGTCCTTGTCTGGTTCGCGTTTCCAAGGGACAACATAATCGTCGCCCTCGGTCTCTGGTGAATTGCGGATGCTGAGTGCCTCGACCGGGAAACACTCGCGGACCACCTCTTGGGTGCCGTAGACCATCATGGACACTTCGGCCATGCGGACCACGACGCCCGTTGTCTCTTCCGTCTTTTCATAGAGCCGGGTCACTGTCATACGCGGTGATCCGGATCGCAGATAGACGATGGCGCCGATGCCTAGAATTTTCATCTTCGGGTTCTTTAGATGTGGCAGTCAACGACCGTGAGCCACGTATCGGGCGGCAGGCTCTCGATCATCTTGGTGAACTCGTCGTCCCATGTGTCGATATCTTTTTCATCGATAACGACGCCCCACCAGCCCATGTCGCCGCGCTCGTACCACTTGCCGTCTTTGACGACAGCGAACGATTGCAGCGTCTGCTTGCGGGTGCGTTCGATGAACTTCTCGCGGGTGCAGTTCATCTGCTTGACGGCGCGGTTCAAATCCCACCGCTCTTTGAAGAGAGGCGCCGCCTTCAGGTCCAAGATGACCGGGTCGTTCCAGTATTTCTCGCGGGCCTGCTCGATCGTGCCGCCGGCAGCAACCGTTTCTTCGCGGACCGTGTCCCAGTCCGGCGCGGGACGACCAGCGACGATCGCCTGAAACACATCGTATTCCGGCAGCTTCACCGCGACCTCGGCGTCCTGCATCGCCGGGATATCCATGTCGCCTAGGCGAACGCTATCGCCGTAGGGCTCAAGCATGCCCGACCACCGACCACCGACGACCCACCAGTCCCACTTTTTGTTGGGGTTGGTCTTGCGGTAGCAGCGTCCGTCACGGATGAAGCCGCCCCACTCGCTTTCGACGCAGTCTTCCATGTCTTTGTAGCCGATGCCGTGCTTGCGGGCTTCGTCCGCCGGCATGTCCTCGATCAGTCGCCCGCCGAACGGCAGGGAGAATGCCTTCGGTGCGAACTTGTCGTCGTTCTCTGGTTTCCAGAACTGCTCGTCGTAATAGTCGTGGACGGACCCGTCTTCAAGCTGGACGACCTTCTGCGGCTTGTTGAATGTTTTCTCGCAGTCCTCGGTCACGTCGACGTCGATAACGTACTGGTCTTCTTTGCCGGTGCACTCGTACTCGTGCCATGGCTGGAGAATTTTGGTCAGAAGGTAGTTGGTTGGTTCCCGGTCGGTGATGACCAGTACAGAGAAATGAGACACGTTTTTTGCTCCATTGATTTTGGGTGTTAGCACGCCTTCAAGCCGGGTAGAGGTTTGCACCTCGCCCGGCGTGAAAACGTCTTGGAGCCTCTCAGTATTCAGATGGCAGGAGCATCGTGGTGCTCGAACGATCCGCCTCGGTGATGATCCAGAAATCACCGGGCGCGTTCTCCAGCGGGTAGACACTGAGGACGCGACCGCCGTTGACGAGCGCGCGGTCGTTGGCGGCCTTGTCTTGGTCGTCAACCGTGCCCCACTGGCCGGTGATGTGCAGCGTGAGGCACGAGAGCGCGTAGTCCTCGCTCAGTGCCGTGACAACAGCCGGCGTCGCGTAGACGTTTCCGGGGTCGAACTTCGGATTGTCGATTGGGTGAATTCGCATGTGTAGCTCCCATTGTGCCGCCTCAGAATAGCAAACAATGTGCGTGTGTCAATACGTGCTATAAAAATAAAACGGCGAGAGTGGGAGCCCTCATGGGCCGTGCTGAATGCACCTCTCGCCGTCTAAGTCATGGGGTTCTGTGTTCGGCAGAGTGGCCCCTAGCGCTTCTTATGGTCGGATAATCTTCGACCTGTCGTATTTTGCAAGCCGCTTTTTGGCCCCTGCACAGACGGCGTCGATGATCGTGGCGCCGTCTTTTGTCTTTTGCAGTTCGCGGACGATCACGACAGTGCCGAACACCACTGTTTCGAGCAGCACCAGCATGTCCAGCCACTTGCCGCCGCCCTTGGCGGTGCCGATGGTGATCGTACGGACGATTTCGTCCGCGAGGACGTTGTGGTTCTCGTGCGCGCTTGTTTTCGGCTCGGGCGCCTTGCCGTTGCTGTCATCCGACATAGGCGCGCACCACGACGGCCACCAGCGCCCAGAACACGAAACAGGCGAGGAACGCGTGGCGTCTGATTTGCCGCGCGCGAAGTTCTTCACGTACTTTATCGACCATGTCCATTTCATACCTCCTCACAACGAATTTGATTTTCCATGTCCACTATTGTGGACATGTAGGCGTTAAGTGTCGGTAAGTTTCTGTCGCTGCGTTTCCACGCGCCGTCGCACACGCAAGTCGCGCACAGGTTAAACGGTGAATTGCGCAATCGCTCGCGAACGGGAGGCGGCATTGCGTCATAGCTGAGTATTGTTCCCCAGCCATCGACAGCCTCGAAACACTTCACTTGCTCCAGACCTATTTGTCTCATAGCAGCACCATTGCGATAACAGACACGCTACAGACCGCGAGGATCGAGTATGTGGCAAAATCGAACGCCCGCAGGCTCATGAAATCCATGGTCAGCGCCCTACACGAAGCAATGCAATGACGGCGTCCAAAAACTTTCGTTCTTCGGGCGTCGTATGCGACATTCCAGACAGGTAATCTTCGGCGGCTTTGATCGCGTCGTCGGGTGCGGTATCTGCTAAAACGCAAAGACTAACCGCTGCGTCTATGATCCGTAACGCCTCACGGTAATCGTAATCTTCAAGCGCCTTGCGGACCAATACAGCTTTCGGGGTCATCATAATCAGTCCTTCGGTGTCTCGGCGGGAGCGGCTACGGTCTCAGTGCAGCGATACGGCTGCTTGCCGCAGATTTGACAGGTGAGCCAGAACTCATCGTCAAACTTCAGGTGCTCGTCACAGTTGTGCTCTTCGCTCATCGTGTCCTCCGGGGTCAATCTTTCCAAGGAAGCGACGGCAGCGTGACAAGGGATTTCGCCTTTGCCGTCGAGCGCTTCGAATAAAGATGCTGTGGCCCTGCCGTCTTTTTTGGTTTCGGCATACTCTCTTCGGTTGGCTGCGGTTTGGCCCGCTTCTCGATGATGCCGCGGCGCGGGTAAGGACCGTGTTTCATGTCAATGCCTGTTAGCCAGACGTTGTAAATAAGCAAAGAAATAACGGCCCCGCGAACCATTGGCGTTCTTTGGTGCGCGATACCGACAAACGTCCGCCCATTCGAGCAATTGCTGAACAGTGCGCGACGGCAGGGCGGCGAAATCTTCGCCAGTGTCGGCGCCGCAACGGAACAAAATCTGGCGGGCTTGATCCGGTGTTGCGATTTTGCGTTTCATCGAAAAGCCTCCGGGACAGCAGCGTACGAACGCGCGGCAAACTCATATGCCTTTTGGTGTTGCGCTTCGGCCTGTTCCCATGTGCTGCAACGTTCGCAATACACTTCGTCGGGCGCGAAGATCATGGTTTCGAACAGCAGCGGCGGGCCGTCCCCGAAAGAATGATCAATGCCAAGAAAGACCGTGCTGATTGCCACGCCGGGGCCAACGTTGCCGTAGGCAACACGGCGCCCGTCGCCTTTGCGGGTGGCTTCGAACCAACGCGCCCACGCGGCAACGTCATGGCACGGCACGGGCGTCTTGCCTTCAAGGGTGTAGTACATCTGGGCGCTCTGTAGCAGGTTCAAACCTTGACGTATTGACGGTTGAAATCATCCGCGTTGAGGTACTCCTCAATATCGCGATATTTACGTACGGAAGAATTTTCACGCGCCCAAAGCGGCGCGAATATAAATCCGTCTTTCAGTTTGTCGGCAAGCTCGCTTTCGCCCAACACCTCATGGGCTTTAAAGCCCGTACCGCTCGACGTGTTCGGTTTGTGCACGGTCGTAATGTCATAGCCACCGCGCCAACTTCGCTGCAAATAGCCGATGTTCTTGCCGTCCGAATAGATCATCCAAGTACAATCTTCGCGGCGCATATAGACGCTATAGCCAGCGGCCTTGACGATGTCGATCGCGTGAGACAGTGGGGCCATGGTTCATGCGCCTTTCCGTTTAGATGTGTCCAACCATACGTGCGGATGCGGTGTGACACGCTTCGTGGCGCCCGTAGGCATGATGACGATACCGTGCGAAAGATCGTCCGCGATAGCTTCGGCGAGTTTTTTGTTGTTTGTGACCGAACGGGACACATACGTGTGCTTGCCGTTCGGCATTACGCGGTACACGCCATAATAGATTGCGGTCATCGCTCCACCTCTTCTGCGTTGGCGGCTTTGTAGGTCTTGATTTCGTCGCGGGTCATGACCCGCCAATCGGTTCCGATCCGGTCCAGCCTCTGCGTTTTGACAAGCGACTGAACGTCGACTTGACGCAGGGTGCTGTCTACAAACGCAGTCAAGCCACCCACAGTAATATCCAAATGAGTGTCGACACCTAGCACGTTGCCGACCAGATAGATTTTAAGAGCGAATTCTACGCCTTCAGGGGCTTGAAAAACGGACATGGGTGCGGCTCGCTTTTGGTGTTTGTTACGTAAATATATACGCACATTTTGTGCTAGTGTCAAATGGAAAAGCCGAAGAGGTTTTATCCTCCCCGGCTTCCATCAGACACACGAATAACTATCGGTTCAACTAGGTATTCGTGAGTTACGTTGTCATGTGTTCCCCTCCTATGCTGCCCTCGCTTTAACCGTGATGTCGGCAAGGATCGCGCCGCATGCCTTGGCCACTTCCTCGCGCAGGTTCTCGTCTTCGCGCAGGTCTTGCGCCGTGTACGCCGTGAGAGAAAGTAACTTGCGCTGCATGCGCGTCAAGTCTTCGTCGTTGGAAATATTGATCGACGGGATCAGTTCTGCGAGCTCAACGATATTAGACACGACCGTGTCGTGGAATTTACCTTTCTGTTCGCCGGGCTTGTAGTTCGCCATGGCCAGTTTGAGTTTCTCCACTTTCTCGATCACGCGCGCCCAAGCAGCGTTGTTCGCGTTCTCGAACGCCTGCTGGTTATTCAAGACAATGTCTTTTTTGATCTCGGCGACGATCTCCGGCGGGAGATTAACTCTAAAATTATTTGCCTCCGGCATGGGTTCAGCGCTCACGCTAAAAGAGAACTTCGAGCCGAGCGACATGCTGTCCGGATAGTCCGCGGGATCGAAGAGATTGCCCAGATACTCGCGGGCTTTCTCGCGCTCTGCGGCATACACTTCGTTGAAGCGCGCGACAGCAAGGTTAAACTCCCGCTCGTAGCCGGTCATCGCGGCCTTATAGGCGGGATAGCCTTCGGCAGTGATCGCGCCGGGGCCGTCATAGGACCATGGCACGGTGCGCTTGCGGTGCTCGATCCGTGCGGCGTTGCAGATCGACTGAATGGCGTCCAGTTCCTCCGCGGCAATCACGGTCTTATAGACCTTCACGCCGGCCTTGTCGGTCGCGCCGGCATGGTCTTTGGCTTGGCGCGTCGCGCCCTTGTCCATTTTGCGTGCGGTCCATGTCGTCATGGACAGGCGAAC